TCAAGATCGTAGTTACCTGACCCAAGTACCGCTACGCCTGCCATTAGGCGACCGCTATGTTCGCAGGGCCGTTCGTCCTATTGAACGCTCTGATCGCGTTTACGACAGCTGTGCCGATTTCCGCGCTTGAGCCAAGACCGCCAGTGATGTTGATCGTGTAGTTACCCATTCCAGAATTGCGTCCAGATAGTGGGATGACCGCTTCAGGGCCACGCTCACCGATCATTGCAAGCGTAGGCCCTGTCACGATTCCACCGTCCGCGAGCATAGGAATATTCGGGACGGAGAAGCCTTTGCCACCAATACCGGGCACCCAGTCAGGGATGCCAAAAGACAGTTTGCCGACTGTGTTATTCCATAGTTTGGCGATGCCGTTAAAGAGCGATTTGTAGATGTTGAAGATCGCTGTGAAGTAAGTAGTCAGTCCGTCAAAGACCGCTTTACCGCCTGCAAGCATCGCATGAAATACAGTGTCCACGATCTTGCGGACAGTCTCAAACTTGAAATAGAGCGCGGTCAGGATCGCTATAAACGCGACAATCGCCAAGATGACAAGTGTGACAGGGTTAGCCAATAGGAGCGCGTTAAACACTGCTACAACGCCGTTCACGATCATTTGGGCGGCGGCATAAACTTTCATAGCGGCATTAAGAGCCAAGATCGTTACTGCGATTCCACCTATTGCGCCAGCAACGATTAGGAAGACTTTTGTGTTTTCTTGTGCCCACGCGCCAAAGGCGATCAGGTACGGAAGAAGCGCTTCGACTACTGGAATGAGCGCCGCGCCGATTGACTCTTTTGTCTCTGCCAATGCAATTCCGAGACGCTTCATTCCACCTTCGGCAGTTGCGGCAGCTGCGGCAGAAGCCCCACCGAACGATCCGCCAAGCACATTCATTACATCTTCTAAAGATGCACCGTCTTTGATCATTGCTTTAATTTCTGGACTAAGTGCGGCAAGTCCTTTCATGTTTCCGCCGTAAGCCTTAGCAAGAGCATCGGAGACGGTTGCAAGGTCTTTGCCTGATCCTGCGGAGATGTCTTGTGCAAGTGCTAACGCTTTGTTTGCTTCCTCGATGTCTTTAGTTCCGCGTACAAGTGACGCCAGTGCCGGGCGAAGTTCAGAGTCTGCTACGCCTGACGCAAGACTCATCTTTGTAATCATGTCTTCTTGTGATGCGATCTGTGCGTCGGTTGCGCCAGTGACATTCTGGAGTGCGAGCGCAAGTTGTACCTGTTCGGCTTGGTCTTCCATTGCCGCCTTGGTAGCGCCTACAAGAGCGAGCCCTAATCCTGCGACCGCTGCGGCTGCTGGGACTGCCGACTTCTTAATTGCGTACTGTGCTTTTGCAGAAGCGCCCTCGAGTTTCTGGAACTCTTTGATCGCCTTCTGCGTGCCCTTGGCATTGAACTCGGTGATGATTGGAAGAATTACAGCCATGACTTATTGCGCTTTCAAGTTCTGTCCGACAGCTTTGCCAACGCGATCCACTAGCGTCTCCATAGCATCATTGAGATCTTCTTTGTGAGCTTCATATTGACGCCATACTACTCTTGATGAATCTCCGTACTTGGCTGTTAGTGCAGCGCCCATGCGGTTACTTGTTGAGAAGTCAAAGAATGAAGCTGCCGCGCCAAGCCACCTAATAGCAAAGGTCGTAAGGTTTACCGTGTTTTGTCGGAACTCTTTTGGCGGTTTTGTATTTATGTACGCTTTTACTTTGTGCTCGGTGGGCCAAGGGAAGACTTGATAGGAGCCGCGCAAAGACCAAGATCTTTCCCAGCCTGACAAAGGGTAATTTAGGGGTATTGCGGATTCAATGTCGGAAACAAGACCAGCAGTAATCCTTTTGTAATCTTTAGTGATCTCGCGCCGAAGGGACTTGTCAATTTTATTTAGCTCTTTTAATGCTTCCTTAAGCCCGTAGATCTCTAATCGAGTTTCAATGCCGTCAGCCATGTCACCTCTTTTTGTTTTGTTTTTCTAGCACTGCGACAATGGTAGTTAGGTCTCGCGTGTCGAAGGTGTCAGCGTAGAAAGTGGGAGCCCACCCTGTCGCGACTACAAGTTCGGCGAGTTGTCGCCTGTAGCCGCGTCCGTAGGGTTTACATCAGTTGCGTCCTCTACGCCGATCTCGACATCTGGGTTCGCTTTTAGCCATTCGCGCCAAGTAGCAGGAAGTGTCTCGCCTTTGACGCCGAGCATGATGTACGCCCAGCAAGCCATGTCTGATGCACCGATACCGCGACCGTCAGAGACTCGACGATTCTCTAGGCGTTCCCATTCGGCAATTGCAAAGAGGTTTGTGATGAGTGTTTCTTTTTTGTCTCCGCGTGTAAGCGTGAGTTTGATCTTCATTGTGTTCCTTTCGTCGGGCCAAGGAAGGCCGTTAGTTATGCTGTGACATCAGCCGAGTAGACGCCACCCATGAAGGTGATGTCGATTGACTGTAGTTCTCCGAGCGATGCGGAGATCACTGGCAAAGACTCAAGATAGGTGCCTGTCAGAGTGAAGCCAGGATTCGTGCTGGAGTCCGCTCCGTCCGAAGGATTTACGACGACATTCAATTTGGTGCCGACAAGCGGTGCAAGTGTCGCGTAAGTGGCTGAAGCGGCATAGCTCAAAAATAGTGTCAAGGTGCACTCATTGTCCTCAAGACCAGCTGTAAAAGTGTTTGCCGTGTTGCCGAAGACCGTGTCATTAAGAGCGGTCACAGTACGAGTCACAGTGGCACTTGTGCACCAGCCCGTGAGGTTCGTGGATCCGACGAGCACTTTTGGATTACTAAGAATAGTGGATGTTGCAGCCATGATGATTACTCCTTGGAAGTGTTGGTTTTAGTTTGACACATAATGAGACCGAGAGTGTGGATTAGGCAGTCTGCACGACAGTTGAAACCGACAGCTCATAGGCAGGAAGCGTTGAGCCCCCGATGTCTAAGTTTGTTGGGCGTCCAGATACGACGCCAATGTCTAGCGCGTAGATCTGGGCAAGGATATTGAGCAGGCTTTTTTGGGCGTCTAGGTTGCCCGGGCCTAGCGTGATGATCTGCAAAGTGAAGTTGAGTTTTGCGACATTGTAGTTGTAGCCATCTATGGAGTCGATGTTTACGAACACGCTTGGCGGCGTAATATTGCGCGGATCGTTATTGACCTGTAACCCGACCACCGTTGAAAGCTTCGCTACAAGATCGTCGTAGCCTTCGTTAAAGAGATCGGTGTAGTTAGGTACAGCCATTAGGCAACCTGCGGACGATCAATTCCCAAGAGCTGGCGGATCATTCCGTTTAGACCCATAACTGGAGTTACGCCCATGTTTTGGAATGAAGCAAATTGGTCTACCGATCCGCGTTGGCGATACAGTGCGCCACCGTACATCTGGGTTCCTAGAAAGACATCTTGCGAAGGGACAGTCGTAAGCGAGTCCACATAGCCTGCTTCCATACGGCGACGCCAGCAAAATTGTGAAGCAGCTGCGGCGCACACTGTTAGAAAGGCGGCGTCCGCTGCGGTCGCTGTACCTATTCCGAGCCAATCCTCGATGTTGGCTGCAGTGACCCAAGTGCAAGTTTGAGTGATCGTTAGCGTGCCAGAAGCGGCAGTGCGAGCGACATCGGCTGCGGTCTTTGCAAATAAGACTTGGTTAGCGATTGGGACATTGACATCGTAGAGAAGATCTCCGTAGGTGTCTACGCCTGTGTAGAGGTACTGGGGAAGTGCCCTAACCGTGTAGGTGCCGTTGAAGGTTGCGTCTACTCCAGCAATGACAACACTTGCGCCGAGTTCAATTTCCGCAGGTGTGAGAAGTTGAACTACGGCGTAGTTGTCTAGTAGATACTTTTCGGTAACTGTGTAAACGGCCATGAGCGGATGCTCCGCTCTCGACTAAGCCTGTGTGATCTTGCGAATCATGCTCGAGTTAGCAGCAAAAGTTGCTGCATATCCGAACACGCTCATTTGGCGACCGAGTGTTGATGGAACTTCCACTGAAAGCATTCCGCGATCTTGGCGGTAGATCTCGAAGGCGTTCTTGTTCATGATGACCATGGTTTTTGCGGCAAACTTGTTGTCTACTACAATTTCCAACCCAAGTGGGTTCATGCCTGACCATGATGTTGCACTTCCCGCGCCAAGCGAGTTCTGACCGTTGAGACCCGGTGCACCAATGCTTGGGAAAATTGGGCGACCAGTTGTGTCTACAAGCTGACCCATAAGAGCCCAAGTTGCAGGATCAACAAAGATGTGAGTAGGTAGGAAGTTGGTTGCCGCAGAGATTGTTACTGCCGAGTCGTAGATTGACTTCATCAAGTCGGTTACTGACAAGTCCCACACTCCATCCGAAGATGCTGCTGCAAGCAAGTTGTCTGCTGCGTAATTGTCAATCGCTGTGAGGTATTGACCAGCGAGATCTTGCACAATGATTTGCATTGCTGCGGGATCGGTGAAGTCCAATACCTGGTAGGAGAGCTGGGCGCTGCCGCTGAAAGTTACTTTGCTGACCGAATTTGAGGCAATCACGGCAGTTGTTGCCGATACTGCTGTGAGCTCTGTGGTCTGTTGTGCAACTGTTGGGTGAGTCGTCCATGTTGGGCGAATGAAAGTTGAACCTGCACCGCTGTTCGGCATTGCGCGAGTCCCAAGTGCATTTAGCACTGGAGCGATGTAGTTGATATCCGCAAAAACTGGGGCCAAAATTGGCGTCGGGACGATGCCACTATCGTTAGAAAGAACATTGTCGCCAGCTGCAGCTTCAAGTGGTGATTTGTGGTATGCGCGATAGTCGGCGAATACTCGTTGTGCGGATGCTGCGAACTCTCCGCCTTTGTGCATTGCTGCAACAAATTCGCCAGCACTTGGCAAGCGTGGCTCGCGCTTTGCTGATGCGAAAAGTGGTGTAGGGACTGCTGCTTCGACTGCTGGGGTTTCAATGACTTCGGACATGGTTTCGTTCTCCTGTGTAGGTTCTGTTTCTATGATACTTATTTCTTCGTCTTCGTGGTGGATGCTCGCAGCGATCTCTGTGATCTGGGCTCCCTCGAATGCTGGGACGGCAACAATAGACAATTCTGTCCACGAAGCCTTTTTGATTTCCATCACGCCAGCCTCGTCGTATGCAAAGTCAAGAGGCGTAATTCCGATTGAGACCGAATCAAGCACGCCGTCTTTCATGAGTGTCATGGCCTCATTTCCTTGAATTGTGTCGCTGATCTTGGCAGTGAAAAGCATGCCGTCTGGAGTGGATTCGCGTGAGCTGACAATTCCGATTGCGCTTGAGGAGTCGTGATTCATAAATAGTCGTGGTGCTTTGCCGTCTACAGGTAGCGCTCCTTCAAGTACCCGAACGGTAGTTCCGTCCGAGACTGTCGCGTCTACGCCGTAAGGGACTGCGATACCAGAGATCGTGCGGCGCGGTGCACCGTCTGGGCCTGCTGCGTCAATGGTTACTGCTTCTGCTGTGAACTTGATCATGACATTATTTCCGTATCTGTTGGGGTCATTTCTGACATGTCTTTGCTGTATTCCTCGGAGAGGTAATCATCTGAATCAAAGCGTACGAAGGTTCCGCGCGGTAGAACATTGTCCATTGACAAAGTATTTTGGATGCACTCTGCGATCGCTTTAGCGCCGAAGCTCCAAAGGTCGAGCCTTGCACCTTGGTTGCTCACATATGAATATCCCCCGACGGCGATTCCTAAAAGGTAACTTGGGACATTGGTGAGCCTGGAGCATTCAAGAGCTTGGTAGTTTGCTGCATCGATGAGAAGCATCTTGTCCGGGGTTGCGCTGGTCTCAATGTATTTTAGATTCTCTGAAAGAGCCGCAGTCTGATTAGTTGCGCGCGCCGAATTGAACGCGGCTGCAAGGTCTGCGAGTTCCTGCGATGAAAGGGGTTCCCCTCCAGTGACCTGAAGGACGCCAGCTGGGATCAGGCTGTTTGCGTTCCTGTATCTTGCGGCTTCCAGCTTGAGTGCAGTTGCAACGACCATTGGTGACTGATAAATAATTCCTTGTACGCCCGAAATAAATTGCACGACATTAGTTGGGTCAAGTTCTTGTCCGTTGAAGTAGATCTGCTTGGAAGGTGCAAAGAACACTGGGCCGTTTGTTTGATCCATGCGAGTGATTGACCCAGCAGGAAGACGCTCAAAGGACGCTGGATAGCCATCGCTCGTCCTGCTTGTGATGGCGAGGTAGCCCACGCCGTAGAAGAAAATATCGTCCACCAACCAAGAAAGTAGCGTTGAGTTCGGAATTGTAGGCGACAAGCGTCGGAGCCAAGACCTAGGGGCGAGAGGAATCTCCTCCATTTCTCCTTTGGTGTCGTCCCACATTTCGCCGTACATTTCTAATGGCATGCAAGAGATCACTGATGCAATTAAGTCTCGAGCGCGTGAGATCGCAGGTACGGACATTGCTTTGTTTCGTGCTTCACCCTCTTGGTAGGTGTAATACTGTCCGATCATTGACTGACCTGTGTACCCACCACCGCCAGCCGCAGCTGCTTTTACTGGAGCAGGCGAGATCGCTGCTTTGTTTGTTTTGCGATCAAAGAAGGCCATAGCACAAGATTACACATTGTCAAGGATTAGTGGTGGCACTCGCCCAGTCAGTTGCGGTATCCCGACGACAGGCAAGCAAGCGGACGAGTGCCAAGATGATATTACTGATTTACAACGACGACCATAGGCTTTGAGGAGTTTGCTGGACGAGCTGCCGCAGCTGCACCCCAGATCATTGTCCTGCAAAGCTCAATTGGGCCAGCCGACTTTTGCGACGACACTGCAATCGAGCCTTGAGTCCTAACCATGACCGCGCGACAGACATGTTCGGCAAGCATCGCTTCGCCAGTGTGCACAATACGACCTTCGGTAATCATGTTTCTTACTATGGGGGTGTATTGCAGTATTTCTTTGTAGCCCATTACGACGCGCCGACGCTCAAAGATCGGTGGGCAGTGTGCATCAATCGTTGGCGAGAAGATGAACTTGATTGCAGGATCCGCCGCTGCTAATGCTCCTACATGCGCCCACAATTCTTTGGCTGTTTCGGCAGTAAAGGCGACCGAGACACAAGTCCGACCGTCGCCAAGCGCAACCGACTTTGTCGCAAAGTATCTGGACTCATCCATAGACGCTTCTACGGAGATCACTCCGCCACTAGGGATCGGGCCGTTGTAAAAAAGGTCGGGCCATAGGTGGGTCTGGATCCACGACTGGGTGGATGCGATCCACATATTGAGAGAGCTTCGTAGAAAGTTTGAGCGGTCAGGATCCTTGGATTCGGCGCGCAGAGTGTCCATTGTCAGAGTGTGTCCGAGTGCTGGGTTGCCCCACGACCACGACGATTCTTGCATTGGATCAACTGTTGGCGGTGGCGACCATTCTGCAAAGTAAAAGTTGGAGGGGTTATTTGTGTCAATTAATCGCAACGCGTTCTCTCGATGTCTGATAAATAATGCGCTGCTCTCTGTGCCAGCTGTGCTGAAGAGCGCCAAGTGAGGAGACCTGCGGACGCGCTGGGTAGGAATCAGACCTGCCATTGTGATCTCCGAAATATCAAAGATCTCATCTGCGCAAATTAGATCTACTGACATTCCGTGACCGATAGAAGGGTTTGCCGCGCGCACATACCAGCGCGATCCATCTGGCATCGTTGCCGAGTTACGCCCAAAAGACTTCATAATCTTGGCGCCGTAACGGTCTTCAAGAATTGGTGCGATCTCATCAAAAAGCAAACAAGCAAGGCTCAAAGTGTGAGCTGTAGATAAGACAGTCTGCTTAGTGCCTCGAATCTTTGGCATCTCAATTAACCAAAACAGAATCAAGCATTGAATCAGAAGTGTCTTGCCGTTTTGTCGAGCGACCGAACAAAGAGAAGATCTGTGCACAAGATCATCCTGTCCATCTGGAGCATGGGTGAATCCCAACGCGCGCTCAAGGTAATGCATCTGCCAAGGCATTAGCTCTATATGAAGAAGCTCTGAAGCCATGTCCCCCACAAGGCCAGCCCACGATCCGTCACAGTCCGGCACGATAGTTTCCAATCTCGGCTGGTCGTGGCTGATCACCGCTAGTTCAGGCTGATCTTGACTAGTTGGGAGAGATACATGGA